TCACTCAAGACTTTCTTTTGAGCCGCATCGTACCTTTTGACCTGTTTCTGGGATTCCGCCATCACGCGAGATTGCTCCGCCATCTGAGCTTTGATCTCAGCACTTTTTTCCGGGGATGTGGCACCAGGAAGCTGACCCTTAAGTCGTGCAAGCTCCTCACGGGCCCCGGCAAAATCCTCCTGGCTCTTGGAAATACCATCGGCAATCAGATCGAGGGCCTTCTGGCGTTCCTCTGCCCCGGACTCACTGAGCATGAAGTTGAAAATCGACTGGGTGACCCCATGAATTTTCTCTAGTATGGCCTCTATCCCCTGTTTCAAGACCATGGTCATCTCAGTCGTGTTCGCGACCTGTTGTTGAGCGAGGGCGATGTCCTGGGAGATCGTTTCTTCCGTCCCGTCTGAATAAGCCGAGGCGAGGGTGCTCTTCAAATCTTCGACATCCGTGGCATCAACCTCTTTCCCGATCTGGTAGTTCTGGCCTTTCAAGACGGCCCGGTAGACTTTACCTTGATCGACGATCACGCCGTAGGTCTTCGCCATCAGGTCCATTTCCTCTTGGGAAACGTGCCCCTTCATTTTTGCCGTCTCAGCCATCCGCTGCTTGATGTTGGCGACGGCTCCGAGCTGCCATCCTTGGAAAGTCGCCAGGTTCTTGAGTTCCTCCATACTCAAGCCCGTCGTCGTCACCAATTGCTTGAGCAACACATCGGTAATGTCCCCACTCTTCCAGATGTCGTAGAGGGTTTTATTACCCATCCCCTGCTCTTCCAAGATCCCTTGGATCGGCAATAGGGCGGCTTCGAGCTTGGCGACCCCGGTCACCCCAGTAGCACCCGTTACGACTCCACCCAGCCCTCCCCGAGCACCGACCAGCAAAGTCCCCAGTGAATCGAACTTGTTGAGGAGACCAGGCATGTTGACCTTCGTCAAATCCGCCAAGAAGGCCGCCTGCTGCCGGGCAGTGAGTTTCCCGTAAGTGGACGCCAACTTATCTGGATCGAGACTCACGTTGAAACGATCGAAGATGGAACTGAGCCGGTTGTACCCGGCTTCATCATTTTCCTTGAGCCCGGAGAGCATCCGGTTGATGTCTTCGGCGGTACGTCTTGCCGCACCCGTTTCGATTTTCCTGTAGCGTGCGACCCCTTTACCCCCCTCCCCAGCCATGAGCACTTTCTTCATCACATCAGTAGGGACATCCATGATGCCCTTGTTGAGTTCGGTGACCATCTGGGCACCGGCCTTGGGCCCCAGAACCTTGCTCATGCGGGCGAGGAGCCCCGCCGTCTCACTCAGACGGACGTTGTACATGCTCATGTCCGCCGTAGCTTGTGTCATCAGGGAAAAGAACCGCTTGATGCCGAAACCCGACTCCATGGCTGCCCGGTGAATCCCGCTGAGGCTATCCCGGATGGAGTTGAAGTTCTCACCCAGGTCCTCCATCCAGCTCCCGATTTGCTCGGTCATCTGGCCTGTCTCGGTGTTGAACAACTTGGCGTAGGTCAGAGTCAGCGCCGTGGCGTCCTTGAGACGCTCCTGTTGCGTCGCTGCATCCTGGATCCCGGCCGTGATCCTCGCGAACGTCTGACCCGCAGCGGCATATGCCCCGATGATCTGCAAGGAATCCTTGGCTGTGAGTCCCCACGTTTGATTGAAGGATTCCCCGGTCAGGGAAAACTTGGTAAACGTCTCTCGGATCAGATCCAGGTTCTTCTGCATACTCCCGTACTGATCGGTCAATTCCCCCACAGCCACACCGGAAGAGAGAAGCTCCTTGTTGAACTCCTTGGTTTGGGCGTCCGCATCAATGATGAGTTTGACGACCGCTGCAAGCGCCCCGACGATCGCACCGAGACCCATGATAGCGGGGCCGAGCTTCCCAATAAGGGCCCCGAGCCCCCCTTCCGAAGTGGCTCCTTTCATGGCCGCCTTCGTACCGAGCGTCTTGAGCCTCTCGCCAAAGGACTCCGCCATTTGGCTGAAGTCACCGCTCATGGCATCGTTGACGGCCTTGGCGAACCCCTCCCCCGCGCTATCTATGTTCTCCGAGAAGCTCTTAGCCTCACGGCGGCCCAGTTCATCCGCGATTTTCTGGGTGTAGGCCATCTCCTTAGCCAGACGGCCTCTTAGGGCTCTCTCCTCAAGCGTAGCCCGTTTGAGTTGTCCCTTTAACTCCCGACGCTCGGACCTGGTCAGGGATTGATCATTAAGGCGTCTCCGGGCTTCATCGCCTCTGATTTTGAGGGTCTCCACCAAAGTGGCGTATCTCAGAGTCTCCTGCCCGAAAGCCGCAGCGGCCTTGACGGAAAAACCTTTCTGGAGTGCGTCAGCGGTCGCACTACGGATGCTCTCATGGAGAGTTTTACCGATGACATTAGAGATGTTTTGAATCCTGGTGGGGTCTAACTCCATCCCGACCCGGGCCATAATTTCCATAGTCGCTCTTGTACTGGCCATGATCAGTCATTCCCCTTTGAGAACGTCACTTGCCGCCCCGCCAGATCGGCTGCCAACGGACTCTCTTCCTGTCCCGCTACGACCAAATGCTCTCCATCCACTCGCAGGTTCCCCGCCGTCGGAGCCTTCTCTATGTACTTGGAATAGAGATAATTGCGCTGCTCACCGCCCGTAGCCACTTGCTTGACCCCAGGGGAACCCGCTTGCCGTTCACCGATGATGGCGGCGAGCTGGTCGGCCGTGTATCCCACAAGAGCCGTGCTCGGGAGGAGATCCTCACCACGTTCGGCGGCTTCCGCTTGGACAGCCGCGAGGTGTCTCGCTTGCTCCGCCTTCTCCCCCTCGATGCGTTCGATGATCCGCTTCTTGTATTCGCGGATTACCTTATCGTGCCAGTCCTCCTCCCCACTCACCCACCGCCTCATCTCCTCGGCCAACTCATCGGCAGATTTCGATTCGATGAGCACGTTGCCAGGGACAGCGAGCGTGCCTTTCGCTTTCTTGGGGTCAGGGCTGTTCAAAAGCCCGAGTGTCCAGTAGTAGAAGTAGTCCTGAACCGTACTGCGCCGAGCGTCTTCCCGCTTCCGACGTTCCCGGTCCTTGTTATCGAGCTTCTGGATACCTTTCGGAGCCATGGCCGAAGCCGATAGCTTGAAACCCTCCCACAGACTCTCGTGATCTTCCCGCTGGTCCTCGAAGGTGTTGTAGGCCACCCACATCCGCTGGATGAGGTTTGTCCCCAGTTTCTCCGCTCCCGGAACACCTACATGAGCGGAGAAGGCATTGCCGCCCATCGATCGCCACTGATAACGGGACTGCGTCTCGTAACAGAAGGACTCGACTCCACGGCTCGCCTTTTTCTGCCTGGCGAATAACCCGATAACGATGGTGAACAAGATGTCCTGGATGTTTTTGGGGAATCCCCGGACAATGGCCGCCAGGCGGGGGACAGCGCCGGGCTCTCCGAGAAGATTGATCCCGTTGACCATCCAGATGGACGAAGCGACCGTCCATGCCCGCCACTCGGCACCCGGCGCACTCATCCTCGCGTGCAACGCGAACATATCCCCCGGCCCCAATGTCCGGAGACACATGGGCGTGTCCTGAACCACGACGGGGTGGTACAGAAACCCGGGCAACAACAGAGCCTCGATGTCCTCGTAGAAAAGCTCTCGTTGCTTCTGTGTGGTCGGCGGGAGAGGCACGGCGTTGGACTACCTGCTTCCCGACGGCTTGAACCTTGGGTTGAGCTGCCCCTTCACAGCGGCATTGACCGTCATGGGCGGCGCTTTCGATGCACCCCGTGGTCGCGAAAGCTCCTCGGCCGGGGCTTTCAATACCGGAGCCCCTACTGCCGGGGAGGGGCTGCTCTGATCCCCCAGGAAACTCCGAGAAGCCTCCAGGGCATCCATGTGAGGCGGTCTCCGGGCCGCCTGGGCCATGTTGAGCACTGACTCAGATGCGGGCTCAGGGGCCGGAGCGGCTCCCATGCGGGCCATCAGGAGCCTGTGGTTCTCCGCCTCCACGATTTGCTTCGCCGTCTCCGGGTCACTCATGTCGAGGAACGATGTGTCCTCGGGAAGCGGGGATTGAGGGGTCCCCTCATGGTCCCGGTCCGGCTCGGGCTGGGGGGGCATAGGCGGCCGAGCCGCCGTCGCGGGCGCGGGAGGTGTTGCCCGCTGGGGAATGATGGGACGGCGAGCGGCAGGGGGCAAAAGTTGCTCATCCACTTCGTCAGGTTCAGGCTCGTCGTCCGGCTCCTCCATAGGGATTTGGGCGTTCCTGGCGGTCAGCCTGTCGAGGCTCGCTTGCTTCTGCTGGGCATCCTGCCTTTCGATCTCGACGATGGACCGCACTTGCTGGGCGAACTCTGTCCCAACGGTGCCCTCGTTCTTCTCCTTCTCGGCCTTTTCCAGCTCCTTCAGTTGAGCCAGGCGTTTTTCCAGGCGCTCGATTTCGGCTTTCCGGTCGGAGGGCTCGAAAATGACGGCACCTTCCGCTTCCCGCTCCACACGTTCGAGCAGTTCCCCGTATTTGCGGAACATCATGATCAGCAGGGTGCCCGACCACTCCCGCTGCTTGATGATCTTCCGAATAGCCTCGGCTCGGGCGATTTTGATCGGTGTGCCGTTAGGGAGTTTCTCCCCTGTCTCGATGAACGGAGAATCCCGGAGGTCCAACCCATCGATCTCGATGATGGCATGGCAGACGATCCCGAGCTTGACCTCGTTGATGTAAGACATGGCCCGGTGCTGGGTCCCGTCTTCTTCCGTAGTATCGTCAGTATCCGGCTGGGCTGCCTTGGCTGCCTGCTTGTGGACGTAGGTTTCCTCGTCCGGGGGGATTATCCGAAGGACTACTGGGACTCCGGCGACAGGGAACGCCAGTTCGCCTTTCCCGATGGTCTCGATGTTGGCGAATGCGGATTCGAGTGCTTGTAGTGTGAGGGTCATCCCTGCTCCCTTAGATGTTTATGGGAACAGCTTCAGCGGACCCGGACAGCACAAGGCGATGTGAATTCGTCGTTTTTTGTCTATCTGACCAAACCTTCCGGGGAAGGTCGGATCCTCTCTTTCGGAGAGGAAGCTCAAGTCGGAATCAAGTCGTCTGTCTGTCCGTCTGGGGTGCCGCCGAAGCTGCTACTGTCCGTCTGTTTATTGTACCGCCCTCCCCTTCACGGGAAGGCGGTGGAAAACTACCCGATGGTGAAGGTCGCGGCGGAGGATGCCTCCGTCGTCGCCACATCCGCGAATCTGATCGAACCGAGCTGGCCGATCGTGGGATCGTTCCCTGTGGCAAGGAACTCACCGTAGATCGAGGAGAAGTCATGCACGTCGGTGACGTCGGCGTCACCCGTCTCCATGACGACCCCAGAATCCTTCGCGTAGTTGTTCGTGTATGAGGTAAACCAGCAAGCCTCGTACACCGTGATGATGGCCGAGTGCCCCCGCTTGGGCGGGTCATTCGGGAAACCTTTGGTATCCTTGGTCACCGCAGGATACTGGATCGCCTTCAAGCCGCCGTCGAAAGACCCCGACGTGCCGCTGACCCCTTGGTTGGCGCGGCCGAAGTCGGCATCCACGAGGGACGAGAAAACGAGCTGCTGCTCGATGTCGAACGGCCATCTGTGGTGGGCCAATGAGCGGACCGGCCCATCCACACCTCCGGCATAACCCGTGGCTTGCCAGAGATTGCAGAGGTAGAGCATCGCCCGCTCGAAGTTGAGCTTCGTCTGCTCCGTGACCGACGGCACCAGTTCCGCAATCTGGTCCCCGAAGCCAATACCCCTGACGGAATCGATCGTCCGACTCCCGGAGACGTTGAACTGACTCAACACACCCATCTGATGCAGTGCGGCGGTTTCGCCATACGCTGGTGCCAGAACTCGGTTCCGCTGGGAAACCGCTGTCCGAGTATTCGGGGTTGTCCCAAAGTGGTATAGGTAGGAGCTACCCTGTACGCCGTTCTGTGGGTTCTTGTCGGTGTTTGTTGCCATGCGGTCGGGCCTCCGGTTAGCTCACACCTACCCGGCCAAGCCGCAGGGCAAGCGTTCATCACTAACCGGAAGATATAGGCTCAAAAACGCCCAACCCTTGACTTCCCCAGCCCTGTTTGACTGTCGGAAGTGAGCGCCCTTTGAGGATCAGTCTCATATGCCCAGGATGGCTAACGGAGAGAGGAAATAGGGGATTATCCCTTCAGGGCCTCGGAAATCTCACCCCAGACCTCCCGCCTCAGGGCCTCGTCAAAGACCCGGGCATCCGCCAGATAGCCCGACCAGTCCCCTTCGACCTTTCGATCCGGGGTCCGGAACAGAGCCGTCAGGGACCTGCCGTAGGCGGACGCACCCGACACTGCCTTCCAAAGGTCGTCCGCCCCCTGAAGGAAGTCGGCCATCCTCTTGAGGTGAAGCCCGTAAATGTCGGCCCCGCCGTCCACCTGGGCGTTGACCACGATCAGACCGACCAGAGCCGTCCGGAGGAGCCGTCCGAGGTTCCCGTCATCGGGCATCCCCCCGTCCGCTTCGAGAGATGCCAGCATCGCCAAGAGCATGTCGGTCGGGGCCGAGTCGTTGAGGGTCAGCGAGGTCACGGCGGGGTTGAACACCCCCATGCCGATCCCCTCATCCGCGACGAGGTTGAAGCTGTCGGGCTCGTAGTCCACGTCGTCCACATAGGCCGACGATGCCGTCGGGAAGCCGCCTCCCGTCAGGGACGTGGTTTGACTGGTCTGCACGTAGAAGGAGTGATTCGCTATCGGGGCCGTATCGCACAGGCTCATGGTGTAGACGCCCGGAGAGGCGTAAGCGGAGCCGCCGAGACTGAAGCTGGAGAGCGGAACGACTCCGGACATGATCTTCCCGCTTCCGAAGTACGCCTGCTGCTGCAAGCCCTCGGGAGTCCCGACCGGAACCACTTGCTGCTTGGGGGTAACACCCTCCTGGTCTCCGACCCGCTCGATGACCGAGCACAGGCTGACTGCCCTGGACGCCAGACCGTAGCCCATGGAGATCGTCTCCATCTCCTTCTCGGCCTTCACCCGGGCCGGGCTCCCCGCCTGGGACACGTCGTAGACGGAGTCGAGGTCTTCGAGCTTCCTGCCTGCCGACAGGAGCGCCACGAGGCCCTCGGGGACCGGGCGGATACCGTCAACCACGATGGGGAGAACTTCCGTACCAAAGCCCAACGTGATGAGCTTGGGCAAACCTATGCCGGGGTCGTTGACCAGGACTGGGATGCCTCCCCAGACCGTTCCGACGTCCACGTCATCCGGTCGAGCAACCGTCGCCTTCACCCCCACTTGTCGGGGGTCCTTGATCTGGTTCAGAAGGGTCAGGGCCGCAGTCGCCGTGTCCTCGTTCTCCCCCGCGAGCCTCGAAACGCCCTTCGTCCGTCGGGCGAGGGCCGTCAGGAACTTCGACTTGCTGGCCATCCCGATGCCCAGGATGTGAAGCCGGGTTCCGACCGAAGCCATCTGCTCGATGATCTGGGCCGTCTCCCAGACCTCACCGTCCGTCAAGAGGAAGATGTCCCCGCCGGGACCCCCAAGCACCTTGAGGGCAGCTCCGAGCGTCCCCAGAAGCTCCGTCCCACCGTTCACCTGGATCTTCTCGACGAACTTCTTGGCCTGCTTTCGGTTCTCGTCCGTGGCCTTCACCGTCTTCTTGTGGAACGCCTTGTGGTCCGACCCGAAGTGGATGATCCCGAACTCGTCATCCGGCCCGAGCGTCGACAGGCAGGCGAGGACCGACTTCTTCGCCCGCTCAATCGGATGGCCGCCCATGGACCCGGATCGGTCGAGGACAAAACACACCTTCCTGGGGGTGTTCTCCGCCTTCGGGACCATCTCCGACGGGATAACCGCCGTCCAGCGAGGTGCGCCCTTTGGGAGCGACGTATCCGGGGCCTCTTCCTCCCCCTCGGTCAGGGACTTGTCCGCGAACACCGCGAAGATGGGCTTCTTCGTCTTCACGTCGAGGACCAGATCCCGGTTCGGGACACCATCCCCAGCCGCCAAGGTAACCACGGCGGCATCGGTGCCGGACGGGCTGACGCTGATCCGGTGCGAGGGAGACGCCACGGAGTCGAGGACGCCGCCGGTCTCCACCTGGATGTTGAACGAGACCTCGTGGAGGCCCTCGGCGCTGGACTTCCACTCGGGGAGGATGAGGTCCCCGAAAACCGAGCTGGGGAGTTCCTGCTTGCCCCCTTCGGGGGTGGCGTAGCTCTTGGCCTGGGAATGGTAGCCCGGCGGGATGGTGAAGGGGTAGCGGAAGCGGTAACCCTTGTCGTTCACCTCGACCCCGACGACGATCTCCATGAGGACCGTGATCTCCTCGCCAGGACGCACCTGACCCACGTTCAGGCTCACCAAGCCGTCGGCAGAGGTCTCGGCCAGGACCGAGAGATGGCCGCCCTGGATGCCCTCCTCGTAGCTCTCACGGGCCTTCTCGCGAGGCTTCATCTCGGACTTCGCCTCGAAGTCCTCCCCCTTGACCGTGAATCGCCGGAGGGTTCCGTTGGCCGGGAGCATCGAGACGTAGATGGCCTCGAAGGGCTCACCGTCCTCTTCGGTCTTGAACTTGTGGGTCAGCGTCAGCATGGCCCCGACCGGGTAGACTTGGCCACTCAGGTCGAGCCGTTGCATGACCAAGATGGCCGGATGGCCGGTTGTTTGGTTGATCAGGGTGTTCACTACGGGGGTCATGTCAGTTTCCATTGTCTGTCTCCTCTTCTGGGCCGGGGTCAGCGAATTGCTCGATCTTCCGGAGTAGCTCCTGCCTGCGGTCGTGGGACATAGGGACTCGGAGAGACACCATGACATCCGGGTGGATACGGTATGCCTCCCACATCTCGTCGGGATACCATTGCGCCCCGGATACCGTGGTAGTCTCGCGGGCATCCGAGGTCATTTGCCGGATCTGATCCAGCGAGTACCCCAACTTCTTGAGATCCTTGATCTGCTCCAACGCCGTCAGGTGGCTGTCGTCATAGTGGGCTTTCTTCCCACTGCCGATGGGTGAGGGCAAAAGCCCCTCCGCCATGTAGTAGCGAACCGTCCGGGCCGACAATCCAGCCGCCTCTGCCAGTTCGGCTATCGTGTATTCGACCATGACGGCCAGTATGCACACATTCTAACCAGTAGCAACTGTAAAAGAAGACAGCAGGGTTATTCAGGCTCCCCTAATGGGAAACCACCCCAGCCGTCAGGCTTCAGGGGCGGAGGGTTTGCCATCCTTTCCCTCGCCAGCTTGATCAGTGGCATCATCTCGTCCTCGAAGACGGTTACGAAGTCCTCGTACTCTGGGTGGAAGGTCCGGGGGCAACCCGCCAAGGCGTAGACCCGCTCGATGTCGGTGTGGTGGAAAAGCGCCCGTTCGGTCTTACAGTGGATCTCGCAGTATCCCAGGAGATCCTCATCCGTCTTCGCCATGCTTTTCCTTACCCGAAAAACGGTTTGCCCTCCGTTTTTTCGGGTGTGTCTCCTCTTGGTTGGAGTAGAAAAAACAAGACAAGTCCCTTAACGGTGGGTATGGTTTTGGCCGGAACCCAAGAAACGTGTTCCTACAAAGGACAAACGCATGGCATCACTCATGGCAGCACTCAAATCGGAACTGAAAACCCTCTACCACGTAGCCATGGCAGCGGCTACGCAGGTGCAAAACGTCATCGATGGGATAGAGAAGATCGAAGCCGAAAACAACATGGCTTCCGCTCCTCCCAAGGAAGCTCCGGCCCCGAAAGCTCCGAAGGCCCCGAAAGCTCCGAAGGCCGCAACCCGCGTCCTGGCCGGATTGGAGATCGCTGTCCCCACCAACAAGGGCGAACGGATGAATCTCCCATCCAAGGGTGATTTCGCGCAGAGGGCGAAGTCACTTGGGGTCACCCAGGAAAAGATGGCCGAGTTCTTCCCAAGCGGTGCCAAGCCCACGAACGAGATGAAGATCAAGTTCCTGGAGTACCTCGATACGCTGCCTCCCGCCGCCGTGACGGAATCCCCCGCCCCCACGGGTAGCTCAAATGGCGTCAAGGTACTGGCAGGCTTCTCGATCGCCACCCCCGCAAACAAGGGCGAACGAATGAATCTCCCATCCAAGGGCGAGATCACAAAGAAGGCTCTGGCGATGGGAGTGACTCAGGAGAAGATCGCGGAGTTCTTCCCCAAGGGGTCCAAGCCCACGAACGAGATGAAGCTCAAGGCGCTGGAGACCCTGGACGGGATGGCGAAGTAGCTACCGCAAACGGTAGTCATCCCTTGACCGGGCCTTGGGTGCGATCGAGTTTACGGGCTAAATTGCCTTGGCGTCCGGGTAGGGCAAGCAAGATGAAGGTCGGACGTAAGACTCAAGGCCAGGCGCTTCTTACCAACGGTGTCGGTGAGAAGACCGTGGCCGACGGTCTCGGTCACAAGTCCTGCCCGGCCAAGCGCCGGGTTCGCCGAGCCTTGGAGACCAAGGTCCGCCAGGCTGGCCGTAAGGCTTGCCGAGAGGCCCGTTAGCTCCCCTATACCCTCACCTCGGTATGGGCGACTCCCTCCGAAAAGCCGTTATCCGTCTGGCTCACGCCAGACCTGAGCTGAGAGGGGAACTCCTGCCCCTGCTGAAGGAAGCGGCTAAGACCGAGGCCGAGCTAAAGAAGGATCATTACAAGTATTCCGTGATGCACGCCAAAGCCCTGAAGATTCAAAAGGAGGAGGCGAAAAGGGGATACGACGGGCCGTGGGGAAAAGGCTATCATATTGGGGTTGAACTCCAAGATATCATGCAAAACATCTACATGATTGAGGCCCAGCTTAGGAAAATGGGTGTCTCATTCACTCCGTATATGTCGGGGGCCACACCTAGGCGGCTGCACGCGAGTAAACGTAGGGCCTCCCGTTAACACGGGAAAAGACTAACCCCCATCTCCGCCAGACGGCCCCTCAGATACGATGGGTCCGTGTAGGGCTCGTCATACCGCACCGTCAACAGACGGAACCCCAAAGCTAGAGCCTGCTTTTGCTTCTCGGCGTCCCGGGCCTGCATCGCCTCGAAGACGTACTGAGCCTTGTGCCAGTAGGGGATGAACTTGAAATGCTGTTTCCCTTGGACCTCGACCAGTAGGTTGTGCTTCGGGAAATACCCGTCAAAGAAAAACCGATAGCCCGTCACCGGGTTGGTGATCCGGGTGTCCGACCACTCCCACTCGTAGGGCTCGCCCACCAGACCGGCCACGGTGTCGAGAACCCGCTTCTGGAAAGCCAGTCGGTTCCGGGTCGGGAGCTTGTGCTCCTTGCAGTAGTGGAGGACCGTCCAGAAAACGCACCCGAAGGCATCCGCCGCCAGAGCGACCTGGACCCGGCCCTTGCTGTCCTTGAAAGGCTCAAGGTCTTGGGGGGTGAGGTTGAGCTTGTGGGTGGGGAAACACATCACCCCGTCCGCGAAAAGAGGGGCGTCAGGGTAGTCCCGGCGGTACTTGTCGATGTCGTGGGACGCCATCAGGTGCCCCGTCATGTTGAGGCCCCGCCAACCACACTCCCGACACTCCACGAAGTCATCAGGCTCGGACTTACCTGCCCACCGGGCCCTCTCTGCGGCTTTCAGACAATCCCCACACCGGAGGTCGTGGGCATCGGGAGAAACGAACTTGCTGGCGATGTGTGGGGCACCACAACCAGGGCAGGAGACCATCTTCCTCTCCCCCTTACCGAACCCCCCGTCCCGGTTCCGACTCGCCTCTGAACGCTTCTCCGTGAGCTTCGAGGAACGGATGGGGGCGTCTGGGTACGTCGCCCGGTAGCTCTCGGCCGTGACCCCGTGCTCCGCCGTCAGGTGCCGGGCAAGCGTCTCCGCTCGATGACCGCAGATCCGGCAAACCACGTAGTCCTCCCCTTCCACCTTGCCGTTCCACCGGGCCTCTTCCTTCATCTGGTGAAAAACGATGTGGGCCTTGTCCCCCGCCTCGCGGCGATGACGGAAGTGGGTCGAAAGTCCCCGCTCCCCGTCTACCTTGAGCCCACAGACCGGACATTCTCGGTCGTACTGGAGGGCCTTGCAGGCATCACAGAGGAACGAGGGGACATCAATGCGGCGGATCTGGACGAGCTTTAGTCGAACCGGTTGGCCGCACCCAGAACAAGAGATGTCCCTCTCCCGGTACACGGGGTCCTTTCGAGGGTCATCTTTGTGCTCTCGGATCCCGGCAACACGGCAACGCTGCCCCCGTTTCTTGACGGCTTCGGTCCCGAACTCGGTTTTCCACCGGGCCCGGAGCGTGTTGGGACTCATCCCCAGCCTGGCGGCTAGGTCGTTGATGGGCTCGTCGGTGTGGAAGGCGGAGGTGAGTACGGTTGGCTCGACTTTAGCGGCTCTTGGCATCTTGACAGAGGATGAACCCTGCCAAGATGCTTGTCAAGACTTTTCGCTGCCACTAGTCGAGACGTACTACTGAGTGGCCGTTTCCTGAATGAAATCAGGTGGTTAGCCTGCTCCGCAAATGGAAGGTTATGATGATATACAAGAGGGGGAAAACCGGCGAGTAGTACGCTTCCACGTTCAGAGTCGTGAAGTCGAAGTCATCTGGGACCGCCTTGATCCCGGTGTACGCCGACACGATCTGCCCTGCAACGAGGGCCTTGAACATATTGGCGAGGCGTCCTTCGACCTGGGAAATCACCCCAGGAAGGTACTTGAGTCCGATGAACCTCTCCAACGTAGCCCGAGCCTGCCGTTGAACCTCGTCCGCGATCAGAACGATCGTGGGGAGCTTCGTGAGCTGGTTGCTCATGTCGGTGGTCAACTCGTGACGCACACGGAGGAGATTCCCACGCTGCTCCAGGATCGTGACCCCGAGCACCGCTGTCTGGTTCATCTCGACCGCGTCCATGATGCGGGCGAGGCTGTTGAAGCCGGTGAGACGCCTGTTGGTCCACGGCGTCGCAACATCGTAGTTCGGGCTCACCACCGACCCGGTGAGGGCCGCCGCCAGATACGTTCCCTCGACCAGGTACTCCTTGGTCTTGCCGAAGGCATCCGTGATGTCCAGAGTCACGATGTCCGGGTAAACGAGCCTCATCCGAGTCTCGTGGAGTTGTTGTGCCCAAACCCCGACGGTATTGGGTGTTATCCCCGCCGCCACACCGAGGATGCTCGTGCGCTCCGACCTGTAGCGGATCGAAGACATGATGCAGTTGGACTTCTTGAGGATCTGGTACAACTCCAGGGAGTCGCCCCGTTGCAGCTCGATCATGTCGGGATTGACCTGACCGGGTTGCACCCCTTCGAGATCCGAGATGGCCTGCTTGTACGAATCCAAGCTGGCTTGCCCCGAACCCTCGGCCCTTTGCACCTGCTTGATCCCCAGAAGGACCGCTCCGTTGATGATCGCGAGGTAGCTCGCCAGCGAGACGGGGTTGTCGGGGGAGATCGCCCCATATGCTGCCTCGATGGCCGACATCTTCGTGAAGAACTGCGTCCCGAAGTCTTGCTTCGTGTAGACATAGCTCACGTAGTAGAGGTCACCGATCGCGGGTTCGTTGCCACCCCGCTCGTAGGTGGAGACGATTGCCGTATCCCCCACCCCGATATTCAGGGTGTTCGCCACCTTCACTTCGAGTCCCGGGAAGGCCGTGACAGGCAGGTTGGCGTCCGTCGTCATCGTCTTCGATACGTCGATTCGGAAGGTCGCAGTTGCCCCTGTCGGGTATGCCGCCCACGGACCGACCGGATTCGTCTGCCAGCCTCTCGGGAGGATGGTGAAGGTCAAGCCCGTCACCTCATCCCGGTAGGTCTGCCCGATGACGCCATCCTGGCCCGTCCCGTTATTCAGGATCGAGTTGTTGGCCGACCCCGATCCATTGTTCGGGTCCGAGGAGATGACGAAGTAGCCGTTCATGGCCGCTTCGCCCATGTCCCCCGCGTTGTTGACCGCGTTGATCCCGGTGCCGGTGAACATCGCGTCATCGACTTGGACTCCGCCTGAGCTGGTGTTCCGGAGCCGGATCTGGGAGGCTGCCCCCGGCAGCCTCGACTGGAGGTAGACGTACTCGGCAAGGGCCGCATCCACCGCCACACCGGCCAGAGCCTCCGCGTAGAAGTAGGAGGCGGTAGCGAGTGCCTCGGTGAATTGCAGGAACGTGGCCGCAGCCGAGGAACTCCGATTGCCCATGAGCATCGAAGCCACTGCCTTGGCAGTCACGAGCCCCCGTTGTGCAACGTCGCCCCCAGTGAACCCGAGGGTGGCGTTGGCACTCCCCTCCCCGATCGAGATCAAGGAGGACTCGTTGAAGAGGGCGCTGGTCAGTCGGATGCCCAAACCCTCCCGGCGGACCAGAGACCCGTAGATCCCTCCGAAGGTCGACCCGAAGGGCGTCCCTGCTACCGTCGCCATGGCGGTAACGATCTGCTCGAATACTGCCTTGCCGTAGACCGTGTAGGTCTTTCCAGGGGTGAACCAGTTCTCGGCAACGCCCGCAGCGTTGGTGTAGGTGACGGACGTGGCTGTGAACCCTGTAATGACGAAGGTCCCGTCGTTGGCAGCCGTCGTGGACCCTGAGATGGTGACGCTACGACCGATCATCGTTGCATTGAACGGGATCGTGGGAGCCGCCACGTTCAACGTCATGTTCGGAGCTGCACCTCCGATGGTGTCCGCACCGCCAGCGGAGCCCGTGGTGTTGACCCCATTCAGAGTCATCGCCGGGTAGACGAGAGGCGTCAGGACCCCTCCTGCCGAAGCGTCGAAGGTCGTCGTCACCGGAACGCCATCCATGGTGAACTGGAAGACGTTGTTGGCCGCCTGAGCCCCGGTGCCGTCGTAGAACGTCACCTGAAGCTCGGTATTCGCGTCGTAGCCGCCGTCCTGAACCGGCTGCCCTGTCAGAGTCGCAGCCCGGA